GATTTTATGTGAAAAGAGAATTTCTGGATTTGATTTCGCCACTTTAAAAGTCATAAATTCCCCATGGTATTTCATGGAATTTTTATGTATGTAGTTAAAAGTCCTATGACCTTTTAAACGCATATTTTTTGGTAAGGCCATCTTAATTTGGAATTAGACCGCTATTCTTTCTCTGCCTTTTTGCCTTCTGCTTTTAATTACTCTTCTACCAGTATGAGAACGCATTCTAACTCTAAAACCAGATACACGTTTTCTTTTTCTTGAAGTTCCGCCAAAAGTTCTTTTAGTCATTTGATTAATTATCCTTATTTAATTTATCATTTAATCGATCACTATAGTCCAGCTTCCTAAATAACTTGAAAATGATTTTCCTTTGGGTTGCCCATATGAATGAAATTGATATAAACCTGATTTTTTGGGATTAAAGACTTTTAAGACAATTGCATAACTGTCTTTATTTGAAGGAATTGGGCTGTATGGGAAAATATCTAGTGAACGTAAGCCTGATTCATCAGTCTTGATTTCGAAATCAGCTGGAATGTCTTCCAAGCATTTAGTTCTACCTTCAAAACCACCTATTTTTACTTTGCAAAAACTAATTTTTTCATTACTAAGAGTGGATTTAAAGGTCTTAGGAATTGCTAGATTAATTTTTAAGAGATCAGTTCTTCTATCGGATGGCCTCAAGAAAAAATAAATTGTATTTCTAAATCTCTTTTTATTCTCTTTTTGAAACCACTTTAATCTTCTATAACTATCGTCTTGATCCCACTGGAATTCCAACCCTGCTTTAGCATATTGGTTGTTATTAAAAAAAGGAGTTAAAACTAAAATTGTAGGAATAATAAAAAATTCTGTTCTTTCTAGCATATTCTTAACTAATGCAGGTTCTGGATATGAGGGTATTCCAACTGTTACAGTTAGTTCTCCTCTAAGCACTGGAATAGGAACATATCACTTAAATGAAAGAGTAGTTGGATCTGATTCTGGCACTGAAGCTTTCGTACAAAGTTGGAACGAAACTACTAGAGAATTACAAATTACAATAAATACTGGTGATTTCAGAGCAGGAGAGTTTATAACTGGTACTGCGTCATCTGCAAGATACCAAGTTCTTTCATACACTGATGACTTAAGTGATCATGCTGCAGGATCTGAATACAATATGAATGAAGAATTTGAAACTGCTGCTGATGCACTTTTAGACTTCACTGAATCTAATCCCTTTGGAGATGTATAATGTTAGGTACTTATTTTTACCATGAAATTATAAGAAAAACAATTATCGGTTTCGGTACATTGTTTAATGATATTCAAATTAGACATGAAGATAGGAATGGAGGAACTCTTAGTGAAACTAAAGTCCCTTTAACTTACGGTCCTAAACAAAAATTCTTAGCAAAATTAGAGCAACAGGCAGAACTATCAAAAGCAGTTGCTATAACATTACCTAGAATGTCATTTGAGATGAATAACATGTCATATGATCCTAGCAGAAAATCAAGCATTACTAGAACATTCAAAGCAACTGATACTACAGACGCAACTAAAGCAAAGAAAGTATATCTTCCTGTCCCATATAACATAGGATTTGAACTAAATGTAATGACAAAATTAAATGATGATGCATTACAAATTGTAGAACAGATATTACCATTCTTCCAACCTGCATTTAATATTACAATAGACCTAGTAAATTCTATTGGAGAGAAAAGAGATATACCAGTTGTATTAGAAAATATTAATTTTAGTGATGAGTATGAAGCAGACTTTACAACTAGAAGAGTTTTGATGTATACTTTTAATTTTAATGCTAAAACTTATCTCTTCGGTCCTGTTGCAGATAGTACAGATGGACTAATCAAAAAAGTTCAAGTGGATTACTATTCTAATACTGAGACAGATACTGCTAAGAGAGAAATGAGATACAAAGTACAACCAGATCCTGTAGATGCAGGACCTGCAGATGACTTTGGATTTAGTGAGAGCACTGAGATGTTTAGTGATTCTAAGATTTACAGTCCAACTAGAAGGGAGGATGTCTAATGTCTAAACCAATTGATGATGCATTAAATACTACATCTGATAATCATGCTTATGTGCAAAAATTTAATAAGCATAAAGATGTTCCTGTAAAAAAAGATCATGGTGCTGAGATAGATAAAGACTACGAATACTCCAGAGCACAGTTGTATAACTTAATAGAAAAAGGGCAAGAAACTTTAGATGGTATAATGGATGTAGCAAATGAATCTGGATCTCCTAGAGCATTTGAAGTAGCAGGTCAGGTCTTGAAGTCAACTGCTGATATAGCAGACAAACTAATGGATCTTCAAAAAAAGGTAAAAGAAATTGACGAGACTAAAAACAACACTACAAATAATGTTACTAATAACGCTATTTTCACTGGCAGCACTGCCGAGTTGCAGAAGCTCATCAAGAAAGGATTCTTAGATACTAAATAAGGCTAGAATAAATTATAATTCATGTCAGAAGTAAAAAAGGAAGAGAAAGGTATTCTTGGTAAAATCAAGGATAAAGTTCTTCCTGATGAAGATGAACGAGCTGCTATTATTAGTACCTTTGTGCGTCTAGGTGTTTTGGTATGGTCTGGTGGAATACTAACATTAAACTATGTTGCTATACCAGGTGTACCACAACAAAAGATAGATCCAACTTTTATAGCTTCGGTCTTTACAGGAGTTTTAGCTAGTTTTGGCATTCAAACGGCTAGTAAGAAAGGTGATGGAACTATGAAGATGCCACCTGGCGGTGGTAGCGGACCTAATGGTAATATATCTAAAGCAGATATGGAGAGGTTGATTGACAAAGCAACTCAAGCAGCACCCGTACAGACTATTAGATTAGAACAAGCACCATTGGTCATTAACCCCTCAACTCCAAAGAAAAGTTAATCATGCAAAAAATTATTAATGGAATCGCTATTTTCTCAGGTGCAGTAGCACTTGGAATAGTCGGTCTTGGTGGATATGTATTCATCAGAAAAGATGCTATAATAGATAGTGTCAAAGGTAAAATTATGGAATCAGTTATGCCTAGCATACCTGGTGTTGGTGGATTAGGTGGTTCATTACCTGATCTTGGTGGCGGGGTAGAAAAGTCAGTACCTCCTGCAGGTACAGGATTTGGCATTCCTAGTTTCTAAACTAACTTTTTATTATGTTTAAATATGATGCGGTTTCTCCTCCTGTATCAGGGTGGTTAGAAATTTCTTTGGAGCAAGAAATTATTGATTATCTCTGGAAGATTGAAAGAGAGTCAAGATTTCCTGGCACATCGGTAAAAAATACATTAGCAGGTAACATTACAGAAAGTAGAAGTCTGAAAGACACAGATGATTACTTTCTGAAGAATGTGTTACTTGATTGTGTAAGAAATTATAAAGAAGAGTTTCCATACACTATTAGGAAACCTGATACTATATCTGATGGTAACCTAACACTAAATGGGTTTTGGGTTAATTATCAGAAACAACATGAGTTTAATCCCATGCATGATCATGGTGGTGCATACTCGTTTGTTATATGGATGAAGATACCAACAAAGTCACAAGAACAACATAACTTGGGATTCTTGAGAGGTATGAAAAATGCTTGTGCTTCTAATTTTGAAATGACTTATCTTAATACTACAGGTGAGTTAAAACATTATCCTTATTTTATGGATCCTGATAAAGAGGGTAAAATGTTATTTTTCCCTGCAAGTATGAAGCATGCTGTACATCCGTTTTACGGTTGTCCCGAAGAAAGAATTTCTATATCTGGTAATCTGTACTATACATAGTCAAGTGGAATTATCCGATAAAATAAAAGAATTTATTGCTCCTATCAAACAGCATATAGAAGCTGATGGTGGGAGTGTAGAGTTTATTGAAGTAACAGAAGATTTGATAGTTAAAATTAAATTATCTGGATCTGTTAAACCATGTGAAGATTGCCCAGACCCCATGAAGTATTGTACTCCATGTATAATGGATACAAGACACTTAAAAAAAGAATTGACTAGAGAACTTACAGAATCTTTTTCGGAATTGAATGGCATTGAATACGATTGACACAGTAACTGTCAAAAAAGAGTTACCAATTTTTACAGTAAATTTACCTGAGTTAAATGTATCTAAGGTAATAGAAGAGTATAAAAATTTATATCCAGAAGATTATAATAAACAATTACCAAATGCTCCCGTAAGATCTTCATGGAGAAGTAATATGTGGGCAATGGATTACCCTAAATTAAAATCATTTGTTTCTATAGTTATTAAATGTTGTGAAACTGTTGGTCGTGATTATTTTCACATGAGAGATGACACAAAGTTTGAATGTAACAATTTATGGATGATGTGCTATAATAAAGGTGATTATGCAAAACCACATAATCATTTTCCAAATGATCTATCATGTGTGTATTATGCCAATGTAGATAAAGACTGTTCTCCTATAATCTTTGAGGGAGATGTAGAGATAAAACCAGTTAATAATTTATTAATAATTTTTCCATCTTTACTCACTCATGAAGTTCCATTAACAAACGGTCAGCGAACCGCCATATCAATGAATCTGAGGGCAAATTAAACAGATACATAATATTAATTAATTACTATTATTAGTTTATGTTATCTACCGCATATCGTCTACGGTTAGTAGACATCTGCAAATCAATTGCAGCAGGAACAGAAGTCAGTATTGACGACATGATATGGGCACAAAAATTGGCGAAAGCAAATACATCAGCAAGAGGTATGCTGCAGTCAGCAAGACGATTATCGTCAAGTGATGACGATTCTTTTCTTAAGTACTTGAACATAGGAGACTCCGATTCAAGGACACATAAAAGGGGTTTCACAGATGCAGGTGACATAGCAGATTGGTTTCGCAATGATAATAGATCAGATGATTGGAGACAAAGAGATTAAGCATAAATACTTATATGAAACAATTCAACACATGGGTCTTGGATACTACAATCTATATCCTAGACTTTCTCTACAGAGGTAGAGACTTCCAGAGATTTTGGGTTCTAGAAGTTATTGCTAGAGCACCATACTTCTCTTTCATATCTGTTCTACATTTTCGTGAGTCATTAGGACTTAGAGGAGCAGAACACATATACTTGATGAAAGAACATTTCTATCAAGCATTAAATGAAACTGAGCATCTTGAAGAGATGGAACTCAGAGAGGGTAACAAGTATTGGATAGACAGATTTTTTGCTAAACACTTAGTTCTCCTTTATTATTGGATTATGGTTGCATATTATTTTGCTAGTCCCTTAGATGCATATGATATTAACATGAAGATTGAAAAGCATGCTTATGAGACATATGTAAAATACTTGGCATATCATCCAGAGGATAAAAGGATAGCAGAAATAGCAGAGGACGAATTAAAACATGCACACGAATTGCATCATGCAATGTCAATGATCTAAATAATTATATGGCTGAACAAGACATATATCTTGGTAACCCGAACCTAAAAAAAGCAAATACACGAACTGAGTTCAGTGCAAAACAGGTTCAAGAGTTTATCAAGTGTAAAAAAGATCCAATATACTTTGCCAAAAATTATATCAAGATAGTTTCTCTTGATGAAGGTCTTGTGCATTTTAAAATGTGGGACTTCCAAGAGGAACTAATTAAAAATTTTCACGAGAATAGATTTAATATATGTAAAATGCCTAGACAGACTGGTAAGTCAACCACATGTGTTGCTTACCTGTTGCATTATATCGTTTTTAATGATAGTGTTAATGTAGGTATTCTGGCAAACAAAGCAGCAACTGCTAGGGAATTATTAGGTAGATTACAAACTGCCTATGAGAATTTACCTAAGTGGATGCAGCAAGGTATATTGTCATGGAATAAAGGATCAATGGAGTTAGAAAATGGATCTAAAATACTGGCAGCATCTACCTCTGCATCTGCAGTTAGAGGTATGTCTTTCAACATTATTTTTCTGGATGAGTTTGCCTTTGTTCCTAATCATATTGCTGAGGCATTCTTCAGCTCAGTATATCCTACTATCACTTCTGGTAAATCCACAAAAGTCATAATGGTTTCTACCCCATGTGGTATGAATCATTTCTATAGGTATTGGCATGATGCACAGAGGGGTAAGAATGAATACACTGCTACTGAGGTGCATTGGTCAGAAGTGCCAGGTAGAGATGAGGCATGGAAAGAACAAACTATAAAGAACACATCAGAACAACAGTTTAAAGTTGAGTTTGAGTGTGAGTTCTTAGGATCTGTTGACACCTTGATAAGTGTAACTAAACTTAGAAACCTTGTATTTGAAGATCCAATAGTCAATAATTATAAAGGAATGTTAGTATATGAACATCCTATCAAAGGTAATGATTATATTATTACTGTAGATACTGCTAGAGGAATTGATCATGACTCCTCAGCATTTATAGTATTTGATATAACGACATATCCATATAAGACTGTAGCAAGATATAAGAACTCAGAAATAAAACCTATGCTATTTCCTAATATAATACATGATACTGCTAGAGCATATAATGAAGCATATGTATTGGTAGAGATTAATGATATAGGAGAACAGGTAGCAAGTATTATGCAATATGATCTTGAGTATGAAAACATGTTGATGTGTGCTATGAGAGGTAGAAATGGTCAACAAGTAGGATCAGGATTCTCTGGTAGTAAAACACAGATGGGTGTTAGAATGACACAGGCAGTCAAAAAGTTAGGATGTTCTAACTTGAAAACTTTGATGGAAGATGATAAAATAGTAACAAATGATTATGATATCATTGCTGAACTTACCACCTTTGTTCAGAAGAAACAATCATGGGAGGCAGAAGATGGTTGCCATGATGACCTTGCTATGTGTCTTGTTATCTTTGCTTGGTTAGTAGCACAAGACTACTTCAAAGAGATGACAGATACAGATGTTCGTAAACGAATCTATGAAGAACAAAAGAACCAAATTGAACAGGATATGGCTCCCTTTGGTTTTATTTTGGATGGTGTGGATGACGATGACGAGTTTGTTGATGGTAACGGTGACAGGTGGATGAAGGCAGATGAATATGGTGATCGGTCATTCATGTGGGAGTATAGATGAAGGTTGTTATTGTTAGTGGTGGGTTTGATCCAATCCACAGTGGACACATTGCACATTTTAAAGCAGCAAAAGAATTAGGAGACATTCTTATAGTAGGTTGTAACTCTGATGAATGGTTAACTAGAAAGAAAGGTAAACCATTTATGCCTATAAATGAGAGAATGTGTATCATCAAAGAACTAAAAATGGTAGATAGTTGTGTATCATTCAATGATGATAACAATAGTTCTATTGATCTAATTAATAAAACACTTGAGTTATTTGATGATGTTTTGTTTGCTAATGGTGGAGATAGAACAAAAGATAACATTCCAGAGATAGATGCTTTTGATAAAGACCCTAGGGTTTCATTTGCGTTTGGTGTTGGAGGTGAAGATAAAAAGAACTCTAGTAGTTGGATCCTATCACAATGGACATAGAATCTCAGTTTAGTCATAGCGATTTATTACTGACAGAAAGAACATGTCGAATATGTAAAACAACAAAAAATTTAATAGAAGATTATTATATAACACATAAGAGTAGTTCACATCTTAAATCATCATACTCATACGAATGTAAGAAGTGTACAATAGAAAGAATTAGAAATTCTAGGAAAAAGAAGAAAGACTCAGAACCAGAACAATACCCTGACTGGTAGTGTTCATGTATTGTTTCCCCGATTAAAAGACAGCAAATAATAAATAATGATAGACAAAATTGGAATCTAAGGGGAAGAACAGATGCCACTAAATTTAGCATCTCCTGGTATTGTTGTAAGGGAAGTTGATCTAACCAATGGTAGAGTTGATGCGACATCAACACTAACAGGTGGATTAGCTGCTCCATTTGCAAAAGGACCTGTGGAGAGTCCTCAACTCATAGAGACAGAAGCAGATCTACTTGACACTTATGGACAACCTTATCCAAAAGATAGTCATTACGAATACTGGTTAGTTGCCTCTTCATACCTAGCATACGGTGGGGTAATGAGAGTTGTTCGTGCTGACGACGAAGAATTAAAAAACGGTTTTATAGGAATCGCTAATAGCGTAAAGATAAAAAGTCCAGACGACTATACAAACTCAGGATATGCAGAGAACACTATAGCAGGTGTTACATATGCTGCTAAGAATCCTGGTTCATGGGCAAACGGAATTAAGGTATGTACCATTGATGGATTTGGAGATCAAGTTCTAACTGGTATTAAAACTACTGATGTATTAGGATATGGTTCTACAACTATTCCTATTGATCC